GAGTTACCTCAAAAAAACTCCGCAGGGTCGCACGCATATGAGGGGGGTCAAAATATGGCAGAAGAAACAAAAAGTAACGAGAAGAAAGCGAAAAAAAGAACAAATAAACTCACAAATGCGAGGATAAAGAAAGAGATAGAATTTCTTACGCCCATGTTTGCCGGAATAGATGACGAGGACAAGAAAAGCCTTGTAAATTCACTTGTTGAGGAAGCAGCATTTTTAAAAGTGGCTTGCTTCCAGGCGAAAGAAGAATTGAAAAAAGAGGGGCTTACCACGGAAACGGTAAACGCTTCACAGAAATTTGTAAAAGCCCACCCGTCAGCCACGATTTACGAGAAATATTCACGCCAATATACGGCAATTATTCACACGCTTATTGAGTATTTGCCGCCAAAAGAAAAGAAAAATATAAGCAGACTGGCAGCATTACGGAATGGATAACAATTACATTTTCCAGTATTGGGAAGCCATACAAAACGGCACCGTAACAGTAGGAAAGTGGATAAAGACCATTTATGAAATCCTTGTGAATGGTTTAAAAAGTGGCAAATGGGATTTTGACGAGGAAAAGGCCAATAAGGCTATAAACTTCATAGAAAACTTTTGTCATCATTCAGAGGGACGAAACGATTTATTAAAACTTGAATTGTGGCAAAAGGCCATAGTTTCGGCCATTTTTGGCATAATGGACAAGCGGACCGGTTATAGGCAATTCCGGGAAGTTTTCATAGTTGTAGCACGTAAGAACGGTAAAACATTGTTTGCCGCCGCTATTGCGGCATACATGGCATATATAGACGGCGAGTATGGGGCAAAGGTCTATTTCCTTGCCCCGAAACTGGACCAGGCGGACCTTGTGTATGACGCCTTTTACCAGATTGTCCAGGCAGATGACGAACTGGACAGTATAACCAAGAAACGCCGCAGCGATATTTATATAAAAGAATTTAATACCAGTGTGAAAAAGATAGCCTTTAACTCCAAAAAGTCGGACGGTTTCAACCCTCAAATGGTTGTCAATGACGAAATGGAAGCATGGCAGGGGGACCAGGGACTAAAGCAGTATGAGGTCATGACTTCCGCACTGGGGGCGAGAAAGCAGCCGCTTATTTTATCCATATCAACCGCCGGATATATCAATGACGGTATTTATGATGAACTCATGCGGCGTTCAACGTCATTCTTAAAGGGCAATTCCAAGGAAACAAGAATATTGCCGTTCCTCTACATGATTGACAATATCGAAGCCTGGGACGATTTAGAGGAATTGAAAAAGAGCAATCCGAACCTGGGCGTGTCAGTATCAGAGGAATTTTACATAGAGCAGATAGAGATTGCAAAAGCGTCCCTTTCAAAGAAAGTGGAGTTTCTTACAAAGTATTGCAATATCAAGCAAAATTCCAGTGTGGCGTGGTTGGATTACTGGGACGTTATGAAAGCGGTAAATGAGGACTTACGCCTTACCCTGGAACAATTCCGGGGGTGCTATTGTGTTGGCGGCATAGACCTTTCCAGGACAACGGACTTAACGGCGGCGTCAATCGTTATTTGGAAGAATGGAAAATGGAATGTGATTACAAAATTCTATATGCCAAAAAAGCGGTATGAAGTGGCCGTGAATGAGGATAACACGCCGTACAACATGTACAAAGAAAAAGGATTTTTGCAAATATCCGGGGAAAACCAGGTGGATTATAAGGACGTGTATAACTGGTTCATAGAACTGGTTAAGGTTTACAAAATCCGCCCGTTAAAAATCGGCTATGACCGTTACAGTGCCGGGTATTTGGTAGATGACCTAAAAATGGCCGGGTTCCAAACAGATGACGTCTACCAGGGCACGAACTTAACGCCAATCCTACACCAGTTTGAGGGGGATTTAAAGGACGGAAAGTATAACCTGGGGGACAACACCCTTTTGGCGTCACATCTTCTTAACGTGGCCGTGGAAATCAATATGAATGATAGCCGCATGAAGCCCGTGAAGATTGAAAAGCGTATGAGGATAGACGGGGCCGTTTCCGTCTTTGACGCTATGACAATGGTATCAAAATACCATAGTGAGATAGGCAAAAAACTTTTGAATGAAGCGGCATAAATGGCCGCCCGGCAGCAGGGTTTTAAAGTGGGTCAGAATTTCAACACGAATAATTTTACAATAGGTCCATGGACGTGTTCCATGGGCTTATTTTTTGAGGAAAGGGGGTAATGATACGGGAATTATAGCAAACGTATTCGGAGCCTTTAAGGCAAAATACAGACCGCTTTTATTGAGCCGTGGGGAGTATGTGCCAACGGGAACCTTACGGGACAATGATATTGTGGGAGCCATTGCGGACGCCATAGCCAAGAACGTAGGAAAGTTACAACCCCAGGTTGTCCGAAAGGACGAAAAGGGAATGACGATAAAAAACGATTACCTGGCCCGGATTTTGACATTGCGGCCATGCCCGGAAATGTCAACGTATGATTTTCTTTACAGAATTGCGGCGGACCTGGTTTATACTTCCAATTCCTTTTCCGTGATTTTCTACAACGAGGATTTTACAAGGGTACAGAGCATACAACCAATCACTACAAAGAGTTTCCGCATTTTTGAAGATGACAAGCACCATATCCTTTTCCGCTTCCGGTGGGATTATGACGGGGAAACTTATACGGTGCCTTATCAGAATGTAATACACATAAAGGCAAGATACAATAAAAAACGGTTTTTGGGGACTTCCCCGGATATTGAGTTAAAGCGGAGCCTGGACCTTGTGGAAACGTCCGGGGAAATCGTAAAGAACATTGTAAACCGTTCTAACTCACTGGCCGGGTATCTGAAATACAACAACCTGGCAGATAACGAAGAACTAAAGCAGATTGCCAAGGACTTCCAGGACGCCTATATGGGAGCGGAAAATGCCGGGGGTATTGCCGCAATAGATAGTACGGTGGAATTTAAAGAGATTGTGCAACGCACGCCAAACGTGCCAGTAAATCAAATTACATTCCTACGTGATAACGTGTACCGCTATTACGGAGTAAATGAAAAGGTATTGACTTCCACCCTTTCAGACCAGGAATGGATTAGTTTTTATGAAAACGTGATTGAGCCTATCGCTATCCAATTAAGTTATGAGTTTACTTTTAAACTTTTGACGCCAAGGGAAATAGGGTACGGGAACAAAATAGAGTTTACGGCCAATCTTTTGCAGTATGCCACATTACAGACACGTGACACAATCGGCGGAAATATGTTTGACCGTGGAGCCATGACAATAAACGAATACCGGGCACTTATGTATTACGGTCCGGTAGATGACGGGGACGTGAGAATGGTATCACTCAACTACGTAAAAGCCGGGGACCAAAGCCTTTACCAAGTAGGGCAGGGCGGCGGAAGCAATGACCCACCGCCGGACCCAGGGACGCAGCAGGACAAACAACGCAGGGCAATGGAAGCCGCCGCACGTGCCTATTTTCAGACTATGAAAGGGGGTTAAGGATATGCCGAAAGCACCAAGCATTTTGAAACTTTGCAAAGACCCGGCAAAGGCCACGGTTGGGAAGTTTTACGAGTTTAAGAACGCAACGGACACAAGCGTGGACCTTTATTTTTACGGGGACATTGTAAGCGATTGGTGGGGAGCCTGGCAGGAAGAGGACCAGTACCCGGAAGCAATCAAGAATTTCCTGGCAGAAGCCGGGGGAAAAGATTTGAATATCTATATCAATTCCGGCGGCGGTTCCGTATTTGCCGGAATAGCCATTTACAATATGCTGAAACGCTACACGGGAAAGAAAACCGTGTATGTTGACGCCCTGGCCGGGTCCATTGCTTCCGTAATTGCATTTGCGGACAGCGATATGCCAACAATCCCGTCCAACGCCTATTTGATGATACATAAGCCGTGGGCGGTTTGTGACGGGAACGCCACGGAGTTGCGGAAAATGGCGGACACACTGGACGCCGTGGAAAGCGGAATTTGGGCGATTTATGAAGAGCATTTGGCCGAGGGCGTAACCATTGAGACAATAAAAGAACTCATGGAAGCGGAAACCTGGTTAAATGGCACCCAGGCCGCCCAGTATTTCCGGGTAAAGGTTGGAGAGGAAAACACCATTGCCGCCGCCGTGCAGGACTACACAAAGTTATATTGTCACAATGCCCCCAAAGATATTTTAAAACCTGGGGAAACCGCCGGGCAGCAGGACAAGGCGGACCAGGAAAAACGAAGCCAAATTGTTGCACTTACCATGGCCCATATGGGGCAGTAGAAAGGAGAATAGGACATGACAAGAGAAGAGTTAATGAAAATGTCAAAGAAAGAACTGAAAGACAGACTGAAAGACCTGGGAAAGAACGCCCAGGCGTTAAGCGGCCAGGAATTGACAGATGCCATGGACGAAGCCAGAACCATTGGGGAAATCCTGGACGAGATTAAAGCCAGGGAAGATTTAATGGCGGCCGCCCAGGCAGCAGGGGGCACGGACCCGGAAGATACTGGGGACGGAAAACCGGGAGAAAACGGAAGCGAACCGAAAAACCAGGTAAGAGAAAAGAGCGGAAAAGCCTTAAAGGACGGTAAAAAAGTTTCCTATAAGGCCAAAGCCCTTGCAAACCCCCGTAACGCATTAAGCACGGCAACCGGGGTGGTAATGCCGCATCATACAAGCCCGGATATTATGCCGACTTTCAACAATGTTTCTTCCCTTATTGACAGAGTAAGGACCGTTCCGCTTGTTGGCGGCGAAAGTTATCAGCGGCCTTTTGTAAAGTCTTACGGGGACGGAGCCGGAAGCACAACGGAAAACACAGATTACAACACTTCTGAACCGACTTTTGGATATGCGGACATTGTGCGTGAGAAAATCACGGCATACGCAGAAGAGCCGGAAGAAATGTCAAAACTGCCGGATGCAGATTATGACGGAGTTGTGGAAGAAAGCGTGACCCGTGCAATCAGAAGATACGCTTCCCGTCAGATTTTGGTAGGTGCTGGCGGAACTGGAAAATTCCGTGGAATTTTCTACAATCCCACTTCTTCAGCGGATGACATTATTGACCGCAACACCGACATTTCCACCATTACCGCCATTGATGACGGAACACTGGATGAAATCATTTATTCCTATGGTGGGGACGAGGATGTGGAAGATATGGCGGTGCTTATCCTTAGCAAGAAAGACCTTAAAAAGTTTGCCAAGTTAAGAGATAAACAGGGCCGCAAAGTTTACACCATTATGAACCACGGAAACACGGGAACCATTGACGAAGTGCCTTACATTATCAATTCCGCATGTGCAGAAATCGGCGGCACCGCAGACGCATATTGCATGGCGTACGGCCCGTTGAGCAATTACGAAGTGGCTATTTTCAGTGATATTGATGCACAGAAATCCACGGAGTACAAATTTAAGCAGGGCCAGATTGCTTATAAGGCGTGTGTATTCATGGGTGGAAATGTGGTTGCCAAGAACGGATTTATCCGTGTGAAGAACCCTGGGGCATAAGGTTGATGGCGTAAGAAAGGCGGCAGAGCATGACAGAGAAAGAATTGATTGCCAAGGCCAAATTAAGGGTGCGTAAAACATCCAATGACGTTTTAGACGAGGACGTGGGGCAACTTGTAGCGGTTGCCCTTGCGGACTTAAAGCGTATTGGCGTACACCAGGACTATTTGGACCCGGAAAACATCACAGACCCGTTGATTATTGAAGCCGCCCTGGTGTATGCAAAGGCCAATTTTGGAAACCCGGAGAACCACGGCGAGTTAATGGCGGCGTATGACATGATTTGTACGAAAATCAAAGGGGGCGGCTACCATAGAAGCAATAGTGACACTGTTAGTTAAAAAAAATCAAACGGAATACCTGGAAAAAGAGGTATTTGCAGAAATCAATCCGGTAGGCCGTGACGAGTTTACGGTAGCCGGGCAAAAAGATTATAAAGCGTCCATGATGATTGAAGTATGGGGATTTGAGTATGAGGGTCAGACGGAAATTATGGTGGACGGCAGGAAAATGGCAATCTACCGGACGTATGGACCGAAGAACACCGGAAAGGTTGAACTTTATGCCGGGGAAAGGATAGGCAAAAGTTGAGAACGGACATTGACGGGTTAGACGAAGCCATAAAGAACGAACTGGAAAATTGGAGCAATGGGGAATTAAGACGTGCGGTAAATGAAAGCCTGGAAGAAACGGCAGCCGCAGCCGCCGAAAGTTTGAGACGGGGCGGCCCTTACCGGGAAAGAACGGGAAAATATACCAAGGACTGGACGCACGACCAAAGGGGCAGCAGGACAAGCGTTATTACCGGATTAAATGGGTACAGTGTCTACAACAAAAAACACTATCAGTTGACCCATTTACTGGAAAAAGGGCACCAGTTACGCAAGGGCGGCAGGAAAGTAGGAAATGTAAAGGCGTTTGAACACATTGCACCAGTAAACGAAACCCTGGGAGATTTGGCCGTTTCAAAAATCCGTCAGAAAGTGAGGGGATAACATGACCGTAAATGTAAGCATTTTGGTGGATAGGGCAAAAGAATTTTCAAAAAAATACGGCGTGCCAATAACTAAAAACCAGTTTGAGGGAACGCTTGATGACCCGGTGCCGGAACTTCCATACATGGTTTGGCTATCTTCACATGAGACGGGAAGAGGGGCGGACGGGTTTAACAACCTAAAAGCACAGGACGTTGACTTTGAACTTTATACGCAGCAGGACAACCAGGAACGTGAGGACCTGGCAAAAGCATTTGAAGCGGAAGTGCTGCCGGACGTGGAATATGACGTATTGGTGGCACCTATCCCGGACGAGGAATGTTTCCAGACGGCGTATGAAGTCCGGGGATTATTGACAAAAACGAAAGGAGTAAACAGAGCATGAACAAAGAAAGCATTGTTTTGGGTTCCGGCGATTTGTATTGTACCGAGTTTACGGGAACAAATGCGGCGTTGCCGAGCAACGAAGTATTGGAAACCGAGGAAAACCGCCTGGGCCATATCAAAGGCGGTGCAGAAATCGAGTATGCACCATCTTTCTACGAAGCCAAGGACGATATGGGCAAAGTTTCCAAAGTTATCCTTACGGAAGAGGAAGCAACCTTTAAATCCGGCATTATGACATGGTGCGGAGAGACGTTGAAAAAGTTGTGTCAGACCGCAAGAGTAACCGAGGACGCACAAAAGAAAATCCGCACCGTCAAGATTGGCGGCGTGGGAAATGCGGACGGAAAGCGTTATGTTATTCACTTTGTCCATAAAGATAACGTGGACGGAGATATAAGAGTAACCATTGTGGGAAACAACCAGGCCGGATTTACGATTGCCTTTGCAAAAGACAGTGAAACGGTCATTGACGCAGAGTTTAAAGCCCAGCCCATGGATAAAGAGGGCACATTGATTACCTACCAGGAAGAAATGGACGTTACCGCCGCAAGCGGAGAGTAAGGACAGTAAGAGCGGCCAGGGAGCGGAACCCAGGCCGCTTATTTTGAAAGGAGAAAAAGACCATGGCAGTAAAGGAATTTAATTGTAACAAGTTAAAAAGGACGTTCTGGCCTTTTACTTTAAAGGACAAGGTGGACGAAAACGGCAATGTGGTGGAAAAAGGAAAGAAAATTGTGGTTCGTATGCCGCAGAAAAAAGTTTTTGAAGCAATTAAGGAAATCCCAGACATGGACGAGGACAACGCTACCGCAGAGGACACGGAAGCAATTTACCGCCTTGTGGCAGCAGTCTTAAACAACAATATGGGCAAGGTTCCGGTAACGGAAGAGGACGTGGCGGACTATGACATTGAAGAGTGTACCGCCATTCTTAACGCCTACATGGAATTTGTGAATGAGTTAAAACAGAACCCAAACTAATTATGCCCTTTTATCCACGCCAGGATAAAGGGGACGAGATACCCTATACGCTATCTACACGCCCGGAAAAACTGGTAATGGATTATTGCCATATCGACATTTACGAAGTCCAGGAAATGGAAATAGATGTGTATTTGTTTTTCATGCGTGAAGCAATGATTTTTGAAAACTCAAAAACAGACGAGGGACGGGAACACCTTAGAAATTGTTGGAGAATGGAGCAGACGAAGCCGGACCGTGAGGGATTGCGAAAGAATTTTAGAAAGAAAGGGGGCTAAGAAGTGGCAAATAGCAAAATCAGAGGAATTACTATTGAGATTGGCGGCGATACTACAAAACTGGACAAGGCCCTGGGAAGCGTTGATAAAAAGGTAAAGGGAACGCAAGTTGAACTTAGGGAAGTAAATAAACTTTTAAAAATCGACCCAACCAACACGGAAATGTTGGCACAAAAGCAAGCCCTTTTGACGGACGCTATTTCTGAAACCAAGGAAAAACTGGATATTCTGAAAAATGCAGAAAGCCAGGTACAGGAGCAATTTAAAAAAGGCGAGGTTTCAGAAGAGCAGTACAAAGCATTAAAAAGAGAACTGGGAAGAACAGAAGTAGAACTTGCAAATTTAGAGGAAGCGGCCAGGCAGACAGACACGGCCATTGAAGAGTTAGGGAAATCTTCCAAACTTTCCGGCGAAGAACTGAAAGAAGCAGAGGAAAAGGCCGGGGATTTTAAAGAAACCCTGGGAGATTTGGCCGGAAAGGCAGAAACGGCAGCAAAAGCCCTAGGGGCCGGTTTTGTTGCCGCCGCTACATATGCCACAAAATTTGAAACAGATTGCGACAAGGCTTTAAATACCGTTATTACGCAGACGGGGGCGGCAGACACAGAAATTGAGGGGTTGGAAGAAACCCTTTTAAGCATTTATAAAGATAATTTTGGCGAGGACATTAACGACATTGCATTAGCAATGTCCGCAGTTAAGCAGCAGACCGGACAGACCGGGGAAGAACTGAAAAACACAACGGAAAACGCCATTTTAATGCGTGATACCTTTGATATTGATGTGAACGAAAGCATTAGGGGCGTAAACGCCATGATGAAACAATTCGGCATATCATCAGAGGAAGCATACAACCTTTTAGCCCAGGGGGCACAAAAAGGATTGAACCAAAACGGAGATTTGGCGGACCAGTTGGCGGAATATTCTGTTTACTATGCAGACATGGGATTGTCAGCAGAGGAAGCATTTAACATGATAGCCAACGGAGCCAAAAACGGCACTTTCCAGATAGACTATTTAAATGACGCCGTGAAAGAGTTTGGTATCAGAGCAAAAGACGGAACATCAGACGAAGCATTTAAACAGTTGGGCCTTGACGTGGACGATTTAAAAACAAAGTTTGCACAGGGGGGAGAGGGTGCAAAGGAAGCGTTCCAGATTGTAAATACGGCCCTTTTCTCATGTGATAATGAAGTGCAAAGAAACCTTTTGGGCGTGGCAATGTACGGGACCAAGTGGGAAGATTTGGGAGAGGACGCCATACGTGCCCTAGTGGACACGCAAGGGGAAATATCGGCAACCAATGACGCACTGGGAACGATAAATGAGAATAAATACAATGACCTGGGAAATCAGATTGAAGAGTTAGGCAGAAACCTTAAAACGGACCTTGTAAAGCCGATAGGTGAGGAACTAAAGCCCGTAATAAGTGACGTAATCAAAGAGGTAAAAGGAAAGATACCGGAAGTTAAAACACTTGTGCTTGCAGTAGTGAGCAAGGTAAAAGATTTTATTTCTTTTATGTCGAGGAACGGGACACAAATTATTTCTATTATTGCCGGGATTGCCGCAGGAATGTTGGCGTGGAATGTGGTAACTATGATACAAGGGTTAGTGGCGGCAATAAAAGTATGGAAAGCAACAACCGAGGGCGTAACCACAGCACAGAAAATTTTAAATACAGTAATGGCCGCCAATCCGATAGGCATTGTCATAACGGTGGTAGCCGCACTGGTGGCCGCATTAGTGACGCTTTTTGCAACCAATGAAGATTTTAGAAACAAAGTAATAGCGGTATGGGAAGCAGTAAAAGAAGCGGCGTCAAAAGTTTTCGGTGCAATAGCGGACTTTTTTACCGTTACGATACCAAACGCCTTTAACGGTTTTATAAATTTCATAAAAAGCAACTGGCAGGCCCTTTTATTATTGATTGTAAACCCGTTTGCCGGAGCGTTCAAACTTCTTTACGATAATTGCGGAGCGTTCCGGGAATTTGTGGACAATTTTGTGGCAAATATAAAGCAGTTTTTCCAAAATTTGTGGAACGGAATAGTTGCCATATTCCAGGGCGTGGGTCAGTGGTTCATTGACCGATTTACAGAAGCCTATAACGGCGTGACGGGCGTATTTGCGGCAATCGGCCAGTGGTTCGGTGCCCGGTGGCAGGATATTAAAAACGCCCTGGCCCAGGTGGCAACGT